AAGGGCAGCATGTACCACAGCAACAGAAAGGCCCACAACAAGTGTCGCAAGCGCCCTCACGGTTCGTAAGCGAACCCCGCGCAATCCCGCCACCCATTAGTTCCCAATTGATGCTCCATTCACAAAACAAACCCCAAGAAGATATGTATACTCACGTATCAAAATCAAAACGAGCCGAGAAAGCACTCAATTATTTCACCACCTGCCTCCGTGTTCTCAGTATTCAAGAAGAAGTTGCTCTTACAGAAGAGGCTCTAACAAAGGCTTATAAACGGGCCGTTTTGAAGGCACATCCAGATAAAGGAGGGTCCAAGGAAGCCTTTGATGCCGTGACACGAGCTTATGCTTATCTCGGTGAAATCTTGTCATTAACAAGAGGGCGCAAAGTTGAGAAAGGGGGCGGACCTTCCTATAATGATGTACAGCAACGACGTTCTGAAGATAGTCAGCAATTTACACATGCTGAACCCGTGAAACTCAATCCAAAGAATCTGAACTTACAAGCCTTCAATCAAATGTTTGAACAAACTCGTGTTCCTGATCCTGATGAAGATGGATATGGTGACTGGCTCAAAGATGAAGGTGGTGCTATGAAAGGTAATAAGGGTAGCAAGAAATTCAGTGATGATTTTAATCGTGAAGTATTTAATCGTATGTTTGAAAGTGAAACACGTTCTTCACAGAGTAATACGCAACTCTCTCTTTTTAATCCCCAAGAATTAACACTTGCTCCTATGTCCGGTGTTGAACTAGGACGTGATAGACCCCCGGATTTTACAGCAGCTGCTAATGCCTCACTCAAATATACCGATCTACGACAAGCTTATACAAAAGAAAATACAATCCAAGATAAAATTCAAGGAATTCATGTCGAACAACGTAATTTTGACTCCTATCGAGCGCAGCGAGAACGTGCTCCTGATCAATATAATTCTCAAGAACTCGCAGCCCTTCAAACATTCGAAGCTCAAAAAGAATATCAAGAACAACAACGGCGCCTACGAGCAGCACAAGAACAAGTATCTGCCAATGATTACTTTGAACGTATGAAACGACTTGTTATCACAGACACGAGTGGTGGAGGCAATGGGGGCAAACAAAATCTCTTACATTAAATAAGAGTAACAGATGGATTCTCGTTGGATCGCTGCCCCACTTCTTTTAATTGTTGTTGCAGTAGGTTTCTCCGTGGTGACCCACAAAAAACATATCATGACATTTGAAGACTCCAAACTCTTAGAACGTGGTCTGAAGACACCCGCAATCTGGCTCTATTACGATGATACAGAAGTCAATAGTCGCTGGTGGTCTGATTTCGGTTCTAGAAGTAATCGTGTTTTAAATCTACCCTTCTTAAATCTTTGTTATGATTCCATCGTACGTGCGGGTGGTTTTACATACCATGTTGAAGTAATTAGCGGACTCGCGGATGCTGCCCGCCGTCTCGGTGGTTGGGAGGCACTTCCACCCTTGATGCGTAACAAGAGACTTCCTCTCGGTGATGAAGAGAAAACCTACTTACGTGTCGCCTTTCTGGAGAAATTTGGAGGACTCTGGATGGACCCAGCCACCATTTGTTTGAGGGCGCTGCCTTTGTTTCCAAAAGATAAAGTTGTATTTTTTGGGAATGATCCTTCTGAAACGTACGTTTCGAATTTACCCAATCAAGATGTCGTATGGTCACCTCATCCTCATCACCCACTGTTTACAGAATGGCGTGCAAATCTGGGTGACCGTATCGAACGTGCTGCGGGTGGTCGTGAGGCACGTAATGATAAGAACTGGGACCTAGTCTTTGTAGCTGGAAAACGTGACGATGTTATTCGAGAGTCTGAACTTGAATTATCGCGAAAGAAGGGTGGACGCAAGATTGAACTCGAGGACCTTTTGGCTGCGGGTACAAGTGGGGACCTTCCATTTGCCGTCCCTGCCTCGGCACTCTATGTTCCCATTCCTTACCAGGAATTGCTTGAACGTCGCATCTTTGGCTGGTTCTTACGCATGAGCGAAGAACAAATCATGGAATCGGATTTGGCAGTCAAGTATCTTTTTCAAAAGGCGGGTGTTAAAGCGTAAGCGGACTCCTAAAGCGTAAGCGGACTCGTAAAGCGTGAGCGGAATCGTAAAGCGTAAGCCAGAAAGGCGAAAGTGAATTGTTTTTATATAATTTATATATTCTATATAAATTATATAAACTAGAATCTATGAACTACACTTCATATATAATACTTTATGATAACTACTCCTGTTCCTCCTTTTATACCTGATGCGTAACTGTTAAGTGTTGCGCCAGTACCAGCACCACCCTTACCAATATTGGGTGTCGTAACACCAGATGCGACGGTATCAGGTGCTCCACCAGCACCACCATAACAATATCCTCCTGAAAAATTGGGTCCAACGAGACCCCCAGCACCTCCAGCACCTCCGTTCGTGGACAGTCCTTGTCCACCGGTACCACCTACCCCTCGGCCACCATATCCGCCAATTTGATTCTGCGTAGTTGTTTGACCTCTTCCACCATCATTATAACCATCTGTATTACTTGTAAGTACGCGAGAGGGCTGACCGCCAGATCCGCCCTCGCATACAATGGTATCAAATTTCGAATCACCCCCCTTTGTACCCGCTGTTTCAGAATTCGGTCCACCAATACCACCATCCCCCCCATCTCCAACAATAACTGTATATGCAGTACGAGGTACAACTGAATAGAAACTTGTGGCCTGATAAGTGGCATTGACTTGACCAGCCGCTCCACCTCCACCACCTCCACTAATTTTATTACTTGCTATAGGAGTATTATAAGGATATCCAAAATTTGTCACACTAGGTAGAGCACTAGAAAGATTATATACAAGTTCCTGTGTTGAATACCATTTTTGTTGTGCATAACTTGTACCTGTAGGTTGTAAATCAGCACTTGTAGTACAGCGAATTGGATCTGAAAAAGTTGTATAATTGGGATTTACAGCGGCACCATTGTACATCCGTCCATTTGTGTAGTTTGCATTCGTAGTACCACTATAAATCCAATAACCACTTGCTGGTGCTGTAGTCTGAACAGGAACTGTTCCCAATACATTTATTTTAGAGTAGGCAGCACCTCCGCCACCGCCGCCAGCAACACATAGATACTGAACATAACGAACATTGGCTGGAGCGGTCCATGTTGTTGAAATAGGTGTAGAGAATGTTTCTGTTATTTGAGTTGTGGTTGTAGCAATAGAGACTATATTTGAGGGGTCACCTGTTTGAGGCACATTATTTATGGCACGAATAGCAACATTATATGTGGTTGTAGGTGTTAATGATGGTATAGTAATGGGTGAGGCTGCATCTGTGGGTGAAAGAGCAGTGAATGTGGTGCCACCGTCTAGTGAGTATTCATAGTTGCTAATTGTACCAAATGAAGCAGGTGCTGTGAATGTAACAATAAAAGATGTTGTTAATGGATTTATTCCTGTAATTGTTGGTGCGGAAGATGAAGGGGTTGATGTTGTAATGCTATTTGAATCGGAAGAAGATGCCGAATCTCCAACAGAATTTGTAGCCACAACTGTGAATGTATATGCTGTATTATTTAATAAGTAAGGTACAATAATAGGAGAAGATAATCCAGTTGCTACGAGTCCTCCTGGTGATGATGTAACTGTATAAGAGAGAATTGCTGAACCACCATCACTCGCTGGAGCTGTGAATGTAACAGTTGCTTGCGCATTACCAGCAGTTGCTGAAACAGATGTTGGTGCTCCTGGGACCGTGTTTGGTGGTGGTGGTGGTGGTGGTGTTGGCTCGGGAACACCCGTTGTATTTGTGACACTATTTATATAGCTTTGCTGTTCTTCGGGAGTTGTTTCTACAGCACCTTCCCCCATAAGATAATATGGACGATATGTCATAGCACCCACACCTTGTCCACCTTCCAGCACTATATGAATCTTTAATCCACTATTAAATGCTGCTCTTTGGATAGTACGATCGGCAAAAAGAACCCGTTGCTGACGCCGACGGGTTACATCTGAAGCATCTGGCATTCTACAAGATTTAGGAAAAATCAATCGCTACAGCCTGTTTCAAAATCGACGACGCTCGTTCCACCGTATATAAAATCGCCTTTTTCTTATTTCTCGATGTTTCCCGCCTTGTTATCATATAACCATGTGGCAAGAAACAATGACGTAAAACCGTTACCCATCCCACAGCATCCATTTGTTTATCCAAGAATTGCTGTGCCTTACAAGGCTTATAATAGGGATACAAAAAGGCAGCCAGTTCATCAGAATTGCCAAGTTTTATGTTATCTTTTGTGAACGTTGTAGGAAAATCTGTGGGTAAACCGAGGGCTGGTAATATTTCAACTATCAAAGACCAAGGCGGGACTTTTCTAAAAAGAGGATGAGTATCCATACTCTTTTTAGTATTACGGGTTTATATATTAATCCATCAATTTGGAATCCATACTACAACACAAAAGGTCCAAGAAACTACAACGGCTCTGAGCGTGATACGACCATCCTGTAACCAAAAATGTAAACACACGTTCTTGAGCCCCTGAAGGAAGAACAAAGTACAAATGTGTTGTCTGCTGAACAGCATGAAGAATATCTTCAAAACTCATTCCGTGTTGCCATAAAATTCCTAATAATTCATATAATTTATTCACATCCTTATACGCGATTGCTTGTACAAGTGGAATCACTTTTTCATAATCGTGTATACTACAAATTTCCTTTACATCCTTGACGGTAGGGTTGTTTGGAGCAATCCACATTAAGGTTTGTACCATACGTTTAAATTCAGAGACAGATGATAAACTTGTTGCCACCAACCAATTTAATACCGCTTCATTTTCAATCTTATAATTCATTTTATTCAGAATTTCCTTTGTAAACATAGCTATGGGAATAGGCTGTAACCTTACAGGTTGGCATCGACTCTGAATGGCATGAATTAAACATTCTGATGAATGAGCAATAAACAGAAAACATGTGAGGTGTATATATTGTTCCATCGGACGTCGCAGCGCTTGTTGACTTACTTCAGGTAAGGAATCAGCATCATCAATAACGACCCATCGACGAATGTTACGCTGTTTTGGAACTCCTTTCGTAAAATCTGCCAATTTTGCCCTTACTGTATGAATTCCACGATCCTGATCGGATGTTAACATCAAAAAATAATCAGGATCGCGAGGATTTATATTGTGATGCTTTGCATAAGAATCTAGAAAATTATGAGCCAACATTGTTTTCCCGAGTCCATGATATCCATAAAAAAACATATGTGTTGGATTTGTAATGGCATGCTTACAAATTTCAACCGCCTCCTCTTGACCCAGAATTTCTGTTTCCATCCCTCTTTCTAAAACGTAAGTATTTTCTTTAATAGAGAGAATGGCAAAACGTAAAGATATGGGTACGGTGTTTAATATTATTGATATGATGTTTAAAAGTTATTGGGCTATGTTATCACTCTTAATCCTTGGGTTTGTATCTATTGTCGGTATATCCTTATACAGACTTAATACAGATACTTCCGCAAAACAAGAAGATGACTATGCATACGCTGTAATTGCTTCAAGCGCAATCTTTAATATAATTGTATATTCATTATTTATTATTAATATTTTCTATTACTCATCTTATATTATGCATAATATTTCTGCTATCATATTTATTTTATTTATTCTATTACTTAATCCTATTAGTCTATCTCTTGCGATTATCGGATTGAATCACTCCAACCTTGCGTATAAGGAAGAACGTTCAAAAACTCTTTGGATAATGAATATAGGTTCCCAAGTATTATTTTCTTTTACTCAATTAATATTATTCTATAGTACTTATAAGTATTAGGTACTTATGTGATGGCATCAAACGCTTTATAATTTTCTGGACAATCACAACCAATTTTCAGAGTTTTATAGAGTTGGTATGCGTCACGCAACGAGGCATTCAGAAGAAGATTATAGAGTTGTTTCTGAAACTCGGGGCGTTTCGTACCCTTATGCGTTTTTTCATGAAGTTCGCATACATATTCTTCTTTCTCTTCTCCCATATCTTCTTCTTTAGAAATAGATATAGAAACCATCTAAATAAACCCCACCCTTGAAATCTAGCATGAGTGAAGATTTGTATCGGGTTCTTGAACTCGAGAAAGGTGCCGACTCGAATGATATCCGAAAACAATACTTGAAACTATCACGTGTTCAACATCCAGACAAGGGTGGAGATTCAGAGCAGTTCAAGACTCTTCAACGAGCGTATGAGATTTTGAGCGATGATGAGAAACGCTCTTTTTATGATCAAACAGGGCAAGTTCTTGGTGAGCAAGGTGGGGGCGGAGGAGGTTTCCCAGGAGGTGGATTTCCTGGATTTCCCTTTGATATTGGAAGTATGTTTGGAATGTTTGGAGAAAATGGTCCAGGAGGAAATCGCCGAGGTCCTACTCGTCGTAACGGCAAGGCTCCTCCTAAGAAATCCACGATTTCTCTAAGTCTCCACAATTTTTATCATGGAAAAACAATCGATATTCACCTTCAACAGCAGCGGTTTTGTGGTGACTGTAGAGGTGAAGGCTCACCTACAACTCGCGCATGCGATACATGTCGTGGTTCAGGAATCATAAATCAGATTCACCAAATGGGGCCGATGATTATTCAGAATAAAGGGCCGTGTCATGAATGTACTGGAACCGGTAAGAAACGGGGTCCTCCTTGTAACTCATGTAATGGACAGAAATTTGTAAAACGTGATAAGACACTTCAAATCAATATTAAGAAAGGTTCAAAGCCAGGTGATACAATTATTCTTGATGGTGAAAGTAGTCATGTAGAATCCTGGACAGAACCTGGAGATGTTATTGTGGAACTCGAGGCGGCCGAGGAACAGACTGAATGGATTCGTGAAGAGAATAATCTTCGACGCATCGTGAATTTGTCACTGTCTGATTCTCTATGCGGTATGGTTATGAAATTGGATGGGCATCCTGGATTTCCAGAAGGTTTTGTTGTAGAGATTTTGCCAGGAGTTTGTTCATATGATAAACTACGTGTTGTCGGATGTGGTATGCCATCTATTAGCGGAGCAACGGGTGATTGTATCTTGGATATTCGTATTAGCTCTACGTCTGAGGAACGAGGAATTCTTCTTTCAAACAAAGAACAATTCCTCAAATTATTTGATAAGAAAGCTATTGATAAACAGGGGTTTTCACAACCTGTCTGGAATGCATCTTAGTTTCGTGGCAGAGGGTCAAACGCCGCTGGATTCTCCGCAAGTTTCCACTCGGGATTAAGGCCCGCTTGTTGTTGTAGTTGAGGAGAGATAAGCATCTTTGTAGAATCTGCTACAGACGATGGTGACATCTCGGGCATGCCGTACATACCACCGCCGCCCCAGCGTACGAAATCGCCGCCACGATATCTTCGGCATCTGTTCTTACGCGACCCTTTGCGACCTTTGCGCGACTTACGGCCCTTACGACCCTTACGACGACCACCTGTTTGGTTATCATCTCGGAGACCACGAATGTCTTCAAAGGCTTGATTCAAAGGTAATAGATGGGCAGAGGCAACGAGGCCAGCGGGAAGTACCGAACGCTCCGTTACGGCACCCGGGTAGGTAC